TAGCACCATAGGCAGAGTTAAGAGATATCTTCTTTGCCATTTGAATATTATTACAACGAGTGATTTCTTTTTCTAATTCAACTGATGGATTCTTTTCGTATTCTTGTTTTGCCTTTATCATTTTCTTTTTAAAAATGACACGCTCATCATAATATTTTTGCATGAGTTCTGGCAAGAATCCTTTCTGTGTGGTGTCATACAAAGCACCATTAGCACATACTGTTGTATTTTCTAAGTCGCTGAAATCTATTTCTTTGTCTAATATTCTATCTACTGTTGCTGATGAATGTCTATTGGGCATCAATGTCTCAGGTGAGATATTGTACTGCATTATAAGATGTGGATATAGGGAATTTAAATCGAAGTTAACTACCCACTCATATAATCCTGGTTTTGGTTCCTTTACATATGCACCTGCATACTGAGTGTTTTTATCTGACCTTTCTACTGGTGGAATTACTATACCTTTTGTCTTAAGGAAGTTGTATATAATACTATCCCAAGTTCTAACTTGTGAATATACATCATTGTAATTAACTTTAGCATCATATGCCATAGTTAATGCAAGTTCAATTAGTTTCATCTTGTCTTCCAGTTGGTCAACAAGTTCAACGTCATGTATATTATATTCTACAAACTTCTGCCAATTGTTAGTATAAAATTCTTTGAAAGTATCGTACTCTGAGTGGTCAAGTTTCTTCTGACCTAACTCTTGCTGTGCTATGTAATCTAACCTGTAAGATTCTTGTGCTTTATATGTAAATTTCTTATAAAGATCAAGATAATCTAAGACACTTAGACCAATAATTTCATAGTATATATGATTTCTACCCCTTATCTCTACCTCTTTATCAAATACTTTGTTCCATGGTGACAATGATTTTTGATGTTTAGTAGATAATACTCTTTCTATTCTTCTACAAATATATGGTACGTCAAACAGTTTTACGTTCCATCCTGTAATAATGTCTGGAGTGTTCTCTGCCCACCATGCTAAGAAATCTTTAAACATATCTTCTTCTTTCCAGAAGAGACGATACTCAGTATCTTTAGGAGTAAACTCTCTTGTTCCCCATGTAATAACTTTCTTAGTAGTAAAATCTTTTACAGATAGACACAAAATTTCCTCTGAGGTCTCGGCAACATTTGGGAAACCATTCTCAGAGGTTGTTTCGATGTCAACTGTATAGATCCTCAACTGTGAGGAATCATATGGCATCTGTTCTTCTGGAAACTTAGAACTTATATACTGATATAAGAATCTATCGTTACCATATATTTTAAAATTATCAACATACTTATACTCATCAATAAACTGTCTTGCATCATTGACACTAGAAAATGGCAACTCTTTGACGTAGTGACCTTCTAGAGTTTTATACTCTGTCTTCTCATTACATCTAGCATACAAAACTGGAGAGAAACTCTCTTTGTATTGTACACGTTCGCCATTTTCATAACCAATATAATGTATTTTATCTCCTGAGAGATATACGTTACTATAAAAATTCAGATGTCTCTGGGACTTCTTCTTCATCATCTTGTGGTGGGACTGTCAATTTGTATTTTTCCAGAAGTTCTGGATCAGGGTCTACTATTGTAGCAATAAAATCAGAATAAAGCAAGACGTTTCTTTGACCGCTATATTTTGGGAATGTTTTAAACTCACCATCTATAATTTCCATTGGGTCAGCAAGGAAACATGATGGTTCCATCTCCATCTCTTGTATGTAAGAGATGACATAAGATCCATTCTTAAGTAGTAGGAGTTTGATCGTTTCCATCTTCCTCCACTTTATGTTTAGCAGTGTAATCCTGTTTGATCTTTTCAACAGGTTCATATATTGTTACTACCCAATCAGATGGTATAACAAACTCCTGTTGTTGAGACATAGGTGCCCAATGTGTATAAGATACTTGGAACTTTGTCTTAGGTGCAGGTTTCTCTCCTTCAACTAATAGTTCTGCTTCTTCAACCTCCTTTGTTTGGAGTTGCATCACATAAGGATTCTTAAGGTGGTATGCAATGATGCCTTTATTCTCTTTGTCGATAATTTCTTGTGCATCACTGATGACATCTTCACCAGATTTCATCAAAATAACTTTAACTGTCATAGCGATAAGTTTCGGTCTTCTATAGTTCTAATGTATTTGGATAGTTTGTCGAGGTATCCACGATTTCTTAACTCTTTGAACACTAAGTTTTCTAGAGCGAACTCTCCTCCTCGTTGAATTGCAGATCCTCTCATAGTTCTAATCTTCTCTTTGAGTTTGTTTAGAACATTGATGTCATCTGCTTGAGTATCTATTAGATCATCAATCCTCTCTATCATATCACGAACTTTCTGTTTTAGCAAGGGGTCGGTAAAGTCCACATACTGTTTACGTGGTTCTTGTACCCACCAATTGTTAAGAACTGAGTAAGTACCTTGATTTATAGGACTTGGATCGTTGATATCTTGTGCATACAGTTCTACTGGTTGACCATAGAGAGTTACATCATGTGTTAATGCCCACAATCTTTTCTTATCTCTAAGAAAATCATCCAAGAAATCTGTTTGACAAGCAGCTATCTCATCCTTATCTACCACCAAATGCAGGTCTAGATCAGAATATTCTGTATAATTATAGTTGGCATTACCACCTACTAGGATTATATCTTGTATTGCATTTTGGGGGATCTTGGCAAATTCTGCCCAAGTGTATCCTATTTCGAGTAGTTTATCTCGAACTTCGGTTCTTAATGTAAGTCCGTCCCAGAACTTTACATTGAGATCCTCATGATACATTAGGGTTAACCTAAGATCGTTAAAGGACTTCACGGAAGTAAATTACTTTTTAGTTATTTATCGTGTCCGTAATGCTAAGGTTAGGTTCAGTGACTTCATCACCACCAAATACTGCCTTACCTTCTTCAGCTGGTTTCATAGTTTGACCATATGCTTCCAGTACAGCAAGAATAGGTTCTACTATTGATACAACCCAATCTGGATTGACAGCAATCTCTTCATCTATGGTAAGAGGTTGCCACCTTTCAAGAAGAATCCTACCATTGTACAGTTGGTTTCTCTCAGGAACATCAGGTACTAATTCTTTTTCGATCTTTACCTGATATGCATGAGTGAAGATGAATGCTTGTCTTGCCTTGGTTTCTTTTTCTTGAACCTCTTGGACATCAGCAATGATATCTTCACCCGATTTTAATTTAACGACTTTAATAGACATAATAAAATTACAGACACACTATTTAGATGTAATCTTTTCGTTGATGATGCTCAGGTACTACCTTACCTAATTCAATAGTAAGTAGTCCATCTTCTAAAGATACTGATCTAATTTCAGTATCATCAGCAAGCATAAATGCCCTTTCAAAATCTCTTTGTGCTAGTCCTTGATGGAAGTATTGATCAGAATCCTCTTTCTTTTCTGCCTTTGACCCTTCAATATACAATTTTCCATGCTCTGTATATACTTTTACTTCATCTTTTTTAAATCCTGCCAAAGCAACTTCTAATCTAGATTCGTGATTATTTAATTGAATTAGATTATATGGAGGATAGTTGCCTGTGGTAGGAAATTGCCAAAAATTTTCTAGATAATTGTCTAATCCTATGCTGTTCTTAGTAATCTTTTCCATTAATGATGGAAGATCTGCAGCAGTGTATCTCTGGATGTTACCCATTGTTTTTCTCCTTAGAAAGCGAGTGTTAAGTTTTGTGACCCCCGAAGGCGATCACCACTATTTATTAGGGTAAAGAGTATCAACCCGTACACTATGGGTGGTACTATCCGTATTAATACCTTTTTAATCATTTTATGGTATAAATAAACCTAGAAACATTTGTTAACATGATCAAAAAAGCATTGTTAGTTGGTATGTTTTTGATGATATCTCCTGCATCAGCAGAGATAGTTCATAAAATGAGTTCTAGTGTACAATTGAGTGTGGATTCGGCTGCAAGCCAGGCTAGTCGCATAGGATCAAGTTATACCGTTAGTGGAAATAATTTGAAAGTAAGTGATGGTGGATCCTTTGGTGGACTAGGAACCTTATCTTCTGGAACAGCAGTAGGTTATACAGGATCAGACCTAGAATTAAACACTGTAGGGTCAGCATTCAGTATGTCGGAAACCTTTATCGAAGGTGACGATGTAACTACAGCATCTACAGTTTCTGGAGGAGTTGTTGCTTCATTACCATTACTTGGTAGTACAACTACCACATCAGGTGGAGTAGCAGGTACCTTAGCTGGTACTATCACATCTGCTGGTGTGACTACGATTACAGCAGGTGGAGCTGGAACTTCAGCTACTGGACAATTTGTGTCAGAACTTACCATAAAGTAGGATACTATGTGTAATGAAGAAGATACTTGTCCTGATTGTGGGTGCCACTGCCCTTGTGAATGTGCCAGTTGCACGAAGTGTCCCTGTGGTACCTAATTTCACCCAGGGCTCGATGACTAGCCATACAGAAACTACTAGTACCGTGGTGGAGACCATAAATAGTATGGACTACTCCACTGGTTTTACCTATTCAATTTCTGGCCACGGGATAACAGTCAACGACCCAGATGGGTTGACACCACCTGATACTTCGACATCAACTAATACCGTTAACGGTGTGAATTCAACATGGACAAACTTAGATTTATCAACAAAACCAGTGGTCACAATGACGACACCAGGAGCAAGTTTCTCTCTGGTAGAAAGTTATTCTGGAGCTGGTCTTCAGAATCACACTGTGATACAAAGAACGACAACTATAACAAGCGTAACCGATACAACAAGTATATTCCAACAGTAATTGCAGCAGTACTCGGTATGAACTCTTTACCTACCATGGCAGAGACCGTTGGTGGGGTGAGTGCTACTGCATCGCCAATCGCAAACAGTTCTGGAAGTGTCACAAACCAAGCTATACAGGTGCTTCAAGGACCGTATATAACCAATACTTATGGTGGTGGTATACAATGCCAAGGACCTACCATGAACGTAACACCATTCGTTACTGGGAATGTAACATGGAAGAAACCGTTTGAACGATATTATGACGATCCAGTGTACGACGTTCATGATGCTGATGATGACGGTCAGATCGACAATCCAGGTGAGATATTATATTTCGTCCCTACTAGGACTGGACAGACAGACAATTATAACTTATCAGTAGGTGTCTCTGCTACATGGTCTAAACCATTAGACAAAGACCTACAAGAACTATGTAAAAATGCTGCTGAGATACAGATGGCAGCAGTAGAACAAAACACTGCCAATAAACGCCTTGACTTTGAAATAGCCAGGTTAAAAAATTGCGGGGAATTGATGAAAGCTGGTATAGTATTTGTACCAGGAAGCAAGTATGCCAAGGTATGTGAGGATGTTATGTTAGTAAACCCACCAGGTGTAGTAGCAGAACATACTCATGTTTTATCTCAACAACCTACCGTAACTTTAGAGGAGGTAGACCTTTCTTCTGACGATAAGCATTCGCACGAACAAGATCACGAGAAGGACGATCAGGGGTCTTCCCGACGCTGGTTTGAATTTTGGAAATCACCTTCTTCACAGCAGGTTTCACTACCCTCAGAATCAAGTCAGCTAGAGGTTTTGCAAATAGGGCAGATGTCGCTGCAGTAACACCGATTACTGCTGTAGTTGCTGCTACCTGAGTCGATGGTAGATACTGTTCGACTGGTGGTATGTCAGTATACAATGTCACACAGATTTTTGCCCCACCAGGATTCTGAGGATTAACTCTTAACTCATGTCCTGATACTTTTTCTTTTTGGTTTGTTGCTATATCTCCTATTCTTAATGCATTAGGTCCTGGACATGGTGGATCTTTATCTATCTTAGGTGTCTCAGGAACTTCTGTATCTGGTACTGGTGGTGGTGCTACCACTGGTACTTGTTGTGCTTGTGTTATTAATAATTGCTCAGGTTCATAGTTCATAGCATTAAAACTAGGAACACCTGCATCACAGAATGTCTTAACGGTACTTGGATCGTCTTCTATTATCTTATCATTTCTATCGCTAAACTCGTGTGCCTCTACACAACCAGGTATGTCTACTATGGGTGTACCAATCTCTGCAGTAACTGGTTGGTATGGTACGAAAGCATGAGGAGTAGGGAACGTGTATACATTAACATCACGAACCCCAATATTGT